GTTTTACATATCAACCGTAGAAATATTCCGTTTATGATGCCCTTACCACGAATGGATGGTGAAACATATATTGGAAAAGCTTCGATGTATGATTCTCCCGTTCCTGTAAGTTCTCCATATACTGGTGATTACACTATCAGTGAAGCTTTCTGTTATGATGGATTCACTGGAAATGGTGATTGTGGAGCACTAATTTGTGTACTTAATCAAGCAATTCCAGTAAGAAAAATTTATGGTATGCATGTTGCAGGACACTCCTCTAGAGGTCAAGCTTATTCAGCTGTTGTCACACAAGAAGATCTAGAGCATGAACTTAAACAAATGCCCAAAGATTTCACTGACGCTTTTAGTGCTGAAGATTTTGACGATTTAGTGATTGCTCCAGCTGATCCTCAGATTGGTAATGATCTTTCAGAAAATCAGTTTAATGTTTTTGGTAAATTGAAACTGGCACCTATGAGAAATACAATGTCTTCAATTGTTCGTAGTGATTTGTATAATGTCATTAATCCGTGTTTGACAGCCCCAGCGTTGTTATATACAAAGGGTGATATAGACCCTTTATCTATTGCGCTTTCTAAATATGGAAGAAATAATATTAAACATTTTACTGAGGAACGTGTCAAGAAGGCACTGAATTCTGCTGCTTTGAATTACCAAACTTATCTATTTGATCAATCTGATCCACCTAATGATGTTCGTGTTCACACCATGGATGAAGCTATTTTTGGAATGCCATCAAACCCAAGGGTTAATGGAATACCCAAGGATACAAGTCCTGGATGGCCAATGAACTGTTCTGGTGTTAATAACTTAAAGAAACATCTATGGAGTGATGATATTCAGTTAAAGCACCAAGCGATGAGTGAAGTCCATATACTGGTTAAAGAAGCTGAGCATAAACTTAAAAATAATGTTCGACCAACCTTTATATATACAGATTTTCTTAAGGATGAGTTGCGTCCAAAAGAGAAATCCGAAAAAGGTTCTTCGAGATTAGTATCAGGCGG